GCTGCAGCAATAGCTTCTTGAACTGATTCTACAGTAGCACCTGGATCTTTCATCAAATTCATTGCCATAGTACTTGCTACGACTTCAAAAGCATTCATTGTACTTGCGTCCCAAGTAACACTTTGACTGTCAGATAATTCGTTTGGTATAGGTAGTTCTACATAAAACTTTGTTTTGGAATTATGTTTATCTCCAGCAAATCCAGTATATCTAGAATCCATTCCAGATCCCATTGATATATCTTTAATAAAATTTCCATGATTTTTAGTTGCAATACCAGCTATCTCGTCATCGGTAAGTCCCATATTTTGGGACTGATTTAACATATCTAAGTTTTCTTTTGCTTCGTTATATTTCTCATTTACAGTAAATCCCAAACCTTCTTCACCTTTTGCACTTGGTGGAAGATATTTGACTGCTTGTAATATTAAACTATCTTCTTGTTCATTTCTTTTTAATGGATAACTTAGAAAGAAATCATCGCCTGCAGCTTCTTTTCCATATTTATTTTTAGGAGGTGCTGTCTTAGCTGGTGTAGAATCATTTTCTGTTAAGTCTGTTTTTAATGTATAATATGATTGTCTTTTAGCTTCTCTTTCAGATAATCTAGCTTTTCTTCTTGCTGCTTGTTCAGCTCTTCTTTGGGGTCCAGTTTTTCTTCCCATTTATCGACCTATACTTGTATTATCAGCTATTTATACGGAATCTTGCAAAAGGAATACCATCAAGGTCACTTAGCTCTTCATCAGTGACTTCATATAGTCCACCAGGTACCTCATTCCAAGTATATTGCCTATGATCATTCCAATGAAAATTGATTCCACGAAATCCCCATTCAAATATTCCAGTTACTCCAACTAACGGATTTTGATCATACCTTATATTAGGTGTTTTTGGATTATACACAAAGACATAGAATTTTCCTACTTCTGGTGTTTTACTACCTTCTTCTAAGACACCAAGAATTTCCATCATTAAATCATCAGCATCTTCCGTGCCGATTAAATTATCCTTAATGTCTTTGATTCTACTCATTTAATTCCCAGTTCTTTCTCTGTAATGACTTTAAATTCCCACATTCGGTCAGCACAATATTCTCTTGCTTGTTTCCATTTTGCTTGATTTGTGGCATATGTATATGCTTCAGTAATATATCTTTTAGTTTGTCTTTTTGGTTTCTTAGGAGGAGAACATTGTTTTAAAGGTTTAACTTCTATTACATATTTTTTTATAGAACCATTACTTTCTCTTACTTTCATATAGAAATCTGGAAAATATCTATGAGGTCTACGATCTACAGGAGACACATAATCTATTGATATTTCTTCACTTGCCCATTCTAATACATTAGCATTGGAATCACAGTAAACCATGAATTTCCTTTCCCACAATGATCTAAAAGTTATATTTGTAGGATCACCTTTATATTTGTGAGGAGAAGTTGGATAATACTTTCCTTTATAAGCCATCTAAATAGAAATGATATAGTAGAACTATTTAGAGTGCCTGTTCCAATACCAAAGAAGATATCTCAAATTCTTCCAACATTTCAAAATGTTGCTCAGACTTCTCATTACCTAGTTAACTTTGGACTTCCATCTAAAGATTTGAGATCTCATCTACAAGCTAGAGGAGTTGATCATAGATTTCATCTTAGTGAGATTGGATTATTATGTAGTGCTGCTGTTTTGCCTGGATCTGCTTTTGCAACTGAACTTGTAAGAGGTAATTATCAAGGTGTTATGGAGAGTATGCCTCATACTAGAAACTTTACTGAAATACAATTAGAGTTTTATGTGGATAATGAATATAAGTCACTTAAATTTTTAGAGCATTGGATGGAATTTATTACTGGTGGATCAGGAGCAGATCCTTCAGATGATGCATATAATTTCCAATTAAATTATCCAGAATTATATAAATCCGATACAACAACTATTACAAAGTTTGAAAGAAATTATAGACAGAGATTAGAATATACATTTCGTGGTTTATATCCAAAATCATTGACTATGGCAAGAGTCGCTTATCAATCTTCTAATATATTGAGAACAACAGCAGCATTTGCATTTGATAGGTATATTTGTGGTTCAACTTCTTCTGCAGATAGAAGAAGAGGTACTGATAATAATAAGGTTAGTGCTAATTCTGCAGCTAATAGATTATATAATAAGGTACAACCAAAACCTGAACCTGGAAATCTTGAATTATTAAATTCATCCCAATCAGAACTTGATGCTCTTAGAAATTATGGAATGAAACTTGGAGATAAATTGTATGGTGGTAATAGTGGTGGTGGTACTGTTATAAGTGAAGGTAGAGTAATTTAAAATAAGTGCTATAAATAAAAATACTGAAGTGCTACAAACATTATGCCTTTACCAAAAATTTCCGCACCTTCTTATGAGTTGGTTATTCCTTCGTCTAAAAAGAAAATTAAATATAGACCTTTTTTAGTTAAAGAAGAGAAAATACTTATTTTGGCTATGGAGAGTCAAGATACTAAACAAATTGCAAATGCAGTTAAAGATGTTATTTCCCATTGTATTTTAACTAGAGGAATAAAGGTTGAAAGATTATCAACATTTGATATTGAATATCTATTTTTAAATATTCGTGGAAAATCTGTTGGTGAAGAAGTTGAGATTATGGTAACTTGTCCTGATGATGGAAAAACTAAAGTTGCAACAATGATCAACATAGATGATATACAAGTTCAAATAAACAAGGATCATAGTCCAGATATTAAATTGGATGATGAATATTCAATGAGAATGAAGTATCCTTCTATGGATGAATTTATAAAAACTAATTTTGCAACAGGTGATGTTAATGTTGATGATACATTTAAATTAATTTCATCTTGTATTGATCAAGTATATTCTGAAGATGAGTCTTGGACTGCTGCAGATTGTACTAAAAAAGAATTAACGGATTTTATTGAATCTCTTAATTCAAAACAGTTTAAAGAAGTTGAAAAGTTTTTTGAGACAATGCCTAAACTATCTCATACAGTTAAGGTAACTAATCCAGAAACAAAAGTTGAGAGTGAAATTGTATTGGAGGGACTACAAAGTTTTTTCGTGTAAGTATGGCTCATGAAGATCTTGAGTCATACTATAAAGTAAATTTTGCCCTGATGCAACACCATAAATATAGCTTAACAGAGTTAGAGAATATGATTCCTTGGGAAAGGGAAATTTATTTAACACTTCTCCAACAATATATTGAAGAAGAAAACCTAAAAGCACAGCAAGCAGCAAACAATGGCTGAAGTAATAACATCACCAATAGCAAATAGCATTAATGCTATCAGGAGAAGATTTTCTGCTAGTACTTTTGCACCTGCTATGAATGCCATCAGAGGTGATAGAAATTCTCCAGTAGATCCTGAGTTAACTAGGATAATTATTAGGAATACTAATGCAGTAAATACAGTTACTACACAGTTGTCTAGTGTTGCTAGTCAGGTTAATGTTTTAACTAATGCATTAACTGCGATATCACAAAGTTTAGCATTAAGTTCTCAGTTAGAAGATCAGAGGATGAATGCTGAGGCTAATAGACAGCGTCAATTAGCAACATTAGGTCTTAGGGAAGGAAAAGAAGGAGCAATAGAGAAAAAAATAGCTAATGCTGCATTAGCACCAGTTGAGTATCTTGCTAAAAAGGCAACAAATATATTAAGTGCTTTAGGTCAATATTTTGGAACTATTTTATTTGGTTGGTTAGGAACTCAGACTCTTGATTACCTGGCTGCTCTTGCATCTGGTAATGAAGAAAAAATAGCTGAGATAAGAAATAAACTTCTTACTGGTCTTGCACTTGGTGCTACTGCATTTATAGCTGTGAATGTAGCTGTTACTGCATTAGCAAGGATGTTATTAGGACTTGCTAAAAAGGCTGCTGAAATTACTTTCAAAAACTTAATAAAGAAGCCGTTTATAAGTTTAATTAATTTATTCAGGAAAGGTGCAGGAGCATCATTGATGCAAGGTGGAATGAGAAATCTTCCACCACCACCATTAGGTCAAACAAAAAATTTATTACCTGGCAATAAACTAAGTCCTCTTGCAAGAGTTGGAAATTTCTTTAAGAGTAGTCTTCCTTTTGGTTTGTTTGATGCTGGTCTAGATGTTATGGGGGGTAAAAATCCCGTTGGTGCTGCAATTGATACGAGTGGTGGATTACTTGGTGGAAAAATGGTAAGTAAATTACCATTGTTACGTGGTAAGAAAGGTTGGGTAAAATGGTTAGCAAGTACTTTGGGTTTTTTTGGTACAAAATCACTTGTTCAAAATCAAAGAGTAAATCTTATAGGTGGTAATAATCAACAACAAGTTCAACCACAAGGAGGAGATGGTACTGTTCCAAGTAATCAACTTCTTAAACAACAACTTTTGAGTGGTGAAATTACTGTAGATCAAGCAATGGAGGGACTTACTCCACAAGCAGCAGAAGGGGGAGAAAAAAAGGAGGGAAATCGTGGATTCCTTGGTTGGAAATCCTCTCTTGATTGGATGACTGGTGGATTAACTGATTTTGATAAGAAAGGAAGTGATTGGAATTTATTTAATGGTAAGTCAGATAAAAAAGAACAGTTAAAACAACAGGATCTTACTTTACAAGAACCTGCACCTGAAGTTATTAATCTTGCTGCTGGTGGTGACCAACAAACTCAAAATGGTAGTTCTGGAACTGGTGGTCTTGGTGGTAATGTTCCTAAGATACCTGCAAATAATAATGATAATACTTACGTTTACTCTGGATTTAGAGAGTATCAAATAGCACCTGTATAAGTAAATGGCATCTTCTCAAGTAGTTAAGGGGTTAGTTCTTAGATCTTCTCTCAATTTAAAAGCCATATCAAACTCAAGTAAGGCTTTTTCGTCTGGGATGAAGAAAGCAAGTAAGCTTACTAGTAAGATTTCTGAGGATCTTCAGTCCAGTGTTGTATCAAAAAGAAAATTAATAGCCAATGATGCTTCATTCTTTAGAAAAAGAAGAGATGCTGTAAAGAGGAAAGAAAATGAAAGTATTATTGAAGCAGCTGGTATTTCAGGAGCTGTAAAAAGAACTGGAAAAGTTATTTCTGATAGTACTAAAGGATTCTTTGGTAGAGTATTGGATTTTGTGGGATATACTATGGTTGGGTGGTTAGTCACTCAATTACCAGGAATTATTAAGGGTGCAACAGCATTAATGAAGAGAATACAGGGTGTTATTGATACACTTACTAGATGGACTAATTTCGTTGTTGGTATATTTACGGGGGTAGATTATGGTTTACAAACAGAGAAGCAGAAGTTAGAATCAATTAGATTACAGGAGAATGTGAATGAGCTTAATAAACAACTGGATCGCACTACAAGTGCATTTGGTGAAATGGAATCTCAATTATGGGAAGGTGAAGGTGAATTGAATAGTGCTATTGATGAAGAGAATAAAAAATCAGAAGGTACTACAGAAGATGGAAGTCAAAATCAGGCAGAAGGAAAAAATCAATGGTGGGATTTTCTTGATTTATTTCCAAATAAACAAAAGGAAAAAGACAATGAACAGAAGGAAGAAGTTCAACCACAAGAAGAGTTAATTCCAAATAATAAAAAGGAAGATAATAAGGAAGATAAAAAAGAAGATAAGAAGGAAGATAAAAAAGAAGATAAAGAAGAAGATAATGATGAAGAAGAATCTGAAAGTGATATAATAAAGGATGTGGAGTCTATAAAAGGTGACTCTAATTTAGAGCAGTATAGGGATGGTGGAATTATAGATGGAAAATCTCATGAAGAAGGTGGAAAAGATATTAATGTTGAGGGTGGTGAAGCTATTATACCAAAGAGAAGTGTAGATGATTTAGGACCTGAGTTCATTAATCAACTTATTGCTGGTAATGCTGATACTGGCAATAAATTAAAAGATGCAGGAAGTTTAATGAAAAAACTTGTTGCAGAACATTCTGATGAGATGAAGGGTGTTGATGGTATATTTAATGATATGCAAGGTGATATTGATAAAGTTAATAAGAAGAAAGATGAGGGGAACCGTGGATTCCTTGGTTGGAGATCTTCTGTTGATTGGATGACTGGTGGATTAACTGATCTTGATAAAAAAGGAAATGATTTTAATCTTATTAATCCTAAGAATAAGAAATTAGAAGGAGTAAAAGGAACAAATCTCAATACCCAAAGAAAAGGATCGGTTGTTTATATGGTAAATAATAAAGACGGTTCAGGTTCTAGTTCTCCTCCACCTCCTACACCAAGTTCTAAAAAAGGTAGAACAATTGTGATAGACTCACATCGCCTTATCTACAAAAAAGTAGCATCAACATTATACTCATATACTTAAATGTCAGCAGTAGATCCATCAATATACGAAGAAATTATAATTGAATCAGCAGACGGTTCAAAGTCAGTTGATATAGCTGCTGGTGTGGTTATGATTGATTATTATGAAGATATTATTTCTCCTACAATTACTATGAAGTTGCAAGTAATAAATGATGGTGGAACTATAGAAGGAGAAGATGGTGAATTACAGACTTTATATAATGGTTTGCCTTTAAGGGGTGGTGAAAGAGTTAGACTTAAAGTTCTTGGTAATAATGAGGTTAATCCAGGACTTGATTTTGCTAGTGAGACTGACAAGTACTTATTTGTTTCTAGTATTACTAATGTATTATCTAAAACTGATAATGAATCATTTACTTTAAATTTAGTTTCTCGTGAAGCAATAACTAATGAAACAACAAGAGTTGGTAGAAAATTTCCCACTTCTCTTAAAATTAGTGAGTCTGTTAAAAAAATTATTAATGATAAAAAGTATTTAAGTACTAAGAAGACAATAGATATTGATGAGACTCAAAATAAATATGGTTTTATTGGTAATATGAGGAAACCTTTTACTGTGTTAACTTGGTTAGCATCTAAAAGTGTTCCAGGAAAAACTAAAAAGAGTTCAGGAACTGCTGGATATTTCTTTTATGAAACTAAAAGTGGATATAAATTTAAATCTATTGATAGTATGATATCTGGAAAACCTTACTCTGAAGTTTATGAATTTACTGAAGTTATTCAAAAGGGTGAAGGTAATGATTATAAAATTATAGACTATAGTACAAATCAAAACCAAGATTTATTGGGAAATTTGCAGAGAGGTACATACTGCAGTCAGAGAATATTCTTTAATCCATATACTTTTGAATATACAGATCCTGCAAAGGGTTTATTTAAATTGGAAGATTATAAAAAGAATACTGAAAATCTTGGTAAAGATATAAAATTACCAAAAATAAATGGCAATCCTTTTGATAGTAGAACTTTAGGAGATATTCCTAGTAGAAATGTTACGGCAGTTCTTGATGTTGGCACAATGGAGCAAGATGCTTCTGTCGATGCAAAGAATGCTGATCCTGGTAAAACACAATCTCAGGCAATGATGAGATATAATACCTTGTTTACTCAGATGATTTCTATGACAATTCCCTCAAATACTGAGTTGGAGGCTGGTAATATTATTGAATGTAAATTCCCTAGAATTACTAAGAATGAAAAGAAGGATAACGATCCTGAACAAAGTGGTCTATATATGATTAAGGAATTGTGTCATCATTT